TGCTTTGATGAATCCGTTGGACATGATTACATTTCAGACTCTGATGACAGATACGATTTCTACCATAGAAAAGAAGAAAAAGTCCCATTTGATTTGGACTACCTTAACAAAATTACCAAAGGTGGTCTCCCTAATAAGACTCTCAACATCGCTCTTGCTGGTACGGGTGTCGGGAAGTCTTTATTCATGTGCCATGTCGCTAGTTCCTGTCTCTTACAGGGGCGCAACGTTCTCTACATTACATGTGAAATGGCAGAGGAGAAGATTGCAGAGCGAATTGATGCCAACCTCCTTGACATCCCCATCCAATCACTCCAAGACCCCCTACTGACAAAACAAAAGTATCGTGCTAAGATGGAAGCGTTACAGAAAAAGACGCAGGGTAAACTTGTTATTAAAGAATACCCAACTGCCTCTGCACATGTAGGTCACTTCAAGTCATTATTAAATGAGTTATCATTGAAGAAAGGATTTCATCCTGAGATTATATTTGTAGACTATCTAAACATATGTGCTAGTAGTAGATACAAAGGCACGATTGTAAACTCATACACATATGTAAAAGCAATAGCAGAGGAGTTACGTGGACTAGCAGGAGAGTATAATGTGCCTATCCTATCTGCTACACAGACAACTAGGTCTGGTTATGGTAACTCTAACGTAGAGATTACTGACACCAGTGAATCATTTGGTCTTCCTGCAACTGCTGACTTAATGTTTGCTCTCATATCTACAGAAGATATGGAAGAGTTGAATCAAATTATGGTCAAGCAGTTGAAGAATAGATATAATGACCCTACTGTATACAAGAGATTTGTATTAGGTATTGACAGACAGAAGATGAGGTTGTATGATTGTGACCAGAATGCACAACAAGACATCATTGATTCTGGAATTGAGCCTACTCAATTCAAACCACCCCAAAATAAATCTAAGTTTGATTTAACTACTGGGACTGAAAAACAATTCGACGATTTTAAAATTTAATGGCTGACTTTACTAATCAATTTGACCCTAAGAAGGGTGACCAAGATGCTGCTGCAGAGCGTATCAATAGTGCTGCTAGAGATAAAGTAGATGAAGCACAAGAAAAAGTAAAAAAAACTGAGGAAGACACTGCTAAATCACCCGAAGAAATGGGTAAGAAGATGGGTAGTGCACCCCAGTCTAAGAAGAAACTAGATAAGAAACTAGAGGAGAGAGAGAAAGCAAAAGCAGAAGGTCCTAAGAAGTTTGAGGTTGACTTAGATAAGTATACTGAGTTTGTAGACAGAGTTACATCAAACCCAAGTAAAGACTTTCAAGTATTGATGGAGAGATATGCTGAGTTGAAGAAACAAGGATGTAACATTCAACGTCTTGATACTGCTGCGTCAGGTATGTCTGCTGAGGCAGGAGAGTTTATGGAGATTGTAAAGAAACTAAAGTTTCAAGGTAAACCTTATGATGCTAAAAATAAAGAGCATCTAACTAAAGAGTTAGGTGACATCATGTGGTATGTTGCACAAGCATGTCTAGCATTAGGTGTAAGATTTGATGAGGTTATCTATACCAATACTCTTAAGTTAGCAGCACGTTATCCTAATCAAATGTTTGAAACAAACTACTCGGAGAATCGTCAGCCTGGGGACATTTGAGTTACATAATACAAAAGATATTAAATAAGAATCAAGTAAATGATGTAAAGGGATACCTTGACAAATGTCAATGGGATGATGGTCTCGATACTGTAGACGGTGGTGGCAGTCATACAATTAAGAAAAACAAAGAAGTATCTGAGCAAATTGGTAGTGGATATAAAGATGCATGCTCTACAATATTTCGTAATCTGGAATACTCTGTAGGGTATGCTGATTTTTGTGTGCCAACTAACTCAGGTCCTATAATATTTTCCAAGACTACTACAGGTGGATATTATAAACCACATCATGACCACTATACTCATGGTCATTATAGTAATACATTGTTTCTCTCTGACCCATCAGAGTATGAGGGTGGAGAGTTATGTTTATTTGTAGACCAGAGAGTTGAGAAGATAAAGTTAGAAGCAGGAATGATGATAACGTATGACTGTGGTATACCACATCAAGTATCTACTGTGACAAGTGGTGAAAGAAATGTAGCAGTTTTCTGGACAGAGTCACAGTATAATGATAGGAGACTAAGACAAATTCATAGTGATGTTGTCAAGGCATGTAGACTGTTAGGTCCTACTGAAACATTTGATACAATAGAAGAGTCACAAGAAGACCCAAGGTTTATTTTAGAGCAAGTGATAAATAACTTAGGAAGACTTAACGAAAACTGGTGAGGAAAACAGATACCGAACCTCTCACCGATGGTGAAGGTATAAGTGCTGCATCTATTGGCACAGGTAATGCGGGTTTCATATACGAGAGAGATGTAATACTCGCTCTAAGAAACTCAGGATTCACTGTGTCTGACCCTGCGGGTGCTGACTCAGCAAAGGCTGACCTTGAATTGACAAGTGGATTTAAGACAATCAAGTTTGAATTAAAGGAGAAATTATCTGCTGACTTTGCTCAGATGAATTTTGACTTTGATACTACAAGTAAAGAATTCTTTATAGACAAGACTAAAACAACAGCAAAGAAAGAAGCAGCACAGACCATGATAGGTATTGCTGAGGAGTTTGATATCATTCGCCAAGCAAACGAGCATTGGAAACCTAAAAGGAATATGCCTGCTAAGTTTGTAGTTAAAACATCAGCACCATTTGCAGACCGTGATAAGGCTAGAAAATTAGATATAAAACGTTTTCCTGATAAGTTTTTAGCAAAAGGAATAGAGGCTGCACAGCAAGTAGAAAAGTATTACAACTCAAAGGATACTTACTACATACAAATCAAAGGCAGAGGTCTATATTATATGGGTAAAGACCCTGAGGGATATGGATGCCCTCGTTTCTCTAACTCTGTTACAGATAGTAGTATTAGAATTCGTATCAAGACTAACTCAGCGTCGAAGGCACGATGGTCGTTTCTAATGGCACTTAAAATCAATGGTCTTAGGGCAAGTAATCGTGACCTAGACTTGGATTCATCTTTCTTATCCAGTTAGATTAGTGTCCACTCATCTACCCATTCACATCACAGTATAGTATAATATAAGTATGGCAAAGAATACACACTTGGAGCACTTAGAGGATGACATATTTAACTCTGGTTATAACGGTGCTACTAACAGTATTAATTTTCTTGTAGGTCTACGAGACATGTTGACCACAGGTAAGGGTGGTGGCAACACAAAGGTAACTGTCAAATGGGATGGTGCTCCTGCTATAGTTTGTGGTATTGACCCACAGACAGGAGAGTTTTTTGTAGGTAATAAATCAGTATTCAATAAGACCACACCTAAGATATGTTATACAGATGATTTTGTTGATGAGCATTACCCTGCCAGTGGATTGAATCCAATACTTAAGATGTGTCTTGCTGAGTTAGGTAAACTTCCTATCAGAGGTGTCATACAGGGAGACCTATTGTATGATAAGAAACCTTCTATAGTCAGTATGAAAGGAAAGAAGTGCTATGTCTTCAAACCAAATACTATAACATACTGTGTAGAGGTAGACTCTGACTTAGGTAGACAGATAGCAAAGAGTAAAATAGGTATAGTATTCCATACTAGATACAACGGAGCAGATATATCCAGTATGTCTGCAGGATTTGGAGTTGATGTTAGACCACTGCAGGGTGTAGATAGTGTTGCAGTATTCTCTTCAGAGTTTACTAATGTAAATGGCATGGCAAACCTAACTCCTGCTGAGTTATCAAAGATAAATCTAACTATATCATCTGCCAAACGTAACCTAAGTGCAGGACGTAAGTTTCTATCAACTATTAATAAGGAGACAGGGTCATTCGCATACAACTCTCTGTTTAAAATGTATTTCAACCAAGTGATACGCTCAGGTAGCATACCAAGTAACTCTCGTGCTATGGCACAAGGGTATATTTCCTTTGTAGATGCACGTTTTAAACAGGAAATTGGTAAGAAAAAGACTGATAAAGCACAGAAACAATGGCAAGATAAGAGTGATAAGGCTCTTGCTTATCTAAATAGTAATAAGTCTGTCATGTATTCCGCACTTAGCGGTTTCAAAGACCTTATGATTGCTAAAGAACAAATCATAAATAAACTGAAGAAGATAGAGGGTGTCGGTACCTTCTTAGAAGATGAAAAAGGTTACAAGGTAACCAGTCCAGAAGGGTTTGTCGCTATCAAAGATGGTGCAGCACTCAAACTGGTCGATAGATTAGAATTTTCTAGAGCAAACTTCACCGTCGCTAAAGATTGGGGCAAATGAATTTTTTAGAATTTATAACTGAGGCAACTAAGAGTGCGTCTCAACAAAACAAACCTA